GGACGGACGCGGATTATCGTCACGGGTCACGCATAGTTCGCCGGCCGGGACGTGGCAGTACCGGCAAGGCACCTTCAAGGCGTCCTCACGCACCCGTGAACCGTTCCAGTCACGCATGCGCTGTCGCCTGGTGGTCGCACTTCACCGCGGGGTCTGTGTCTGGAATCCAGTTCGTGCCATGACAAACCGGGCAGTTGTCGGAGCGTTCTTTGCGTTGCCGGCGTTGTGCTAGCTCGTCGTCAACCTGAGCGGCGTGCCAGGCTTCGTTCGCCAGTCGGGCGTTCTTGCAAGGAACACAGTTAGGCGGGTCTGGGTGGTTTAAATGCTTGGAGCATTTGGAGGGGGGTTCGCTCTCGCGCGCGTTACTTAACGCAACTTCCCCCCCTAAGTCTCTACAAGAAGAACTTGGGGTTGGGGTTGGGGTTGGGGTGTGATGTACATCGGGCGTTACAGCCTGCGTATGTACGCCGTTTGTAACGCTGTTACCAACACTGTTACTGCTCTTTTGGGACTGCCTCCACGCGTCCACACGCTTCCGGGTTGCCTCCGCTTTTGCTTGCACCTCGGCCTTCGACGGCTGGTACTTCAAATAGTCGTGGACGATGTAATGCCTTGGGCCGGGCTGGATACAGGAGGGGCAGTCGTGCCCTTGCTCGTGCCACAGCCCCGCGTCTAGACACCGCTCGACAGCTATGGGGGCGCAGTCCTGCCCATCTACCCCGCCCATCCCGATCATCACTGCGGCGTCGGTGAAGTCCACCAGCGTCAGCGCACGCCCCTTGGGGATCAGTCCGTCGGTGAGGTTGCGGTTGCAGAACGCCATACCGTGCCAGTACAAGTCCCGCCCGATAGATCCCGCGGCGAACATCTTGTCGTTGTCGTAGAAGTCATCCGAGACTTTGATCCAGCCCATCAGTCCACCGTCCTTGCGTAGTGAACAACACGTCCTTCCAGCGGATGACCGTTGACGATGTTGATGCAATCCGCCCCCGGCCCCGCGTGGCACACCTCGCACCGACGTTTCAACGCTTCCCGCACCATCAGGCTTGTGCGCTCACCCAACTGCCCGTAAACGTTCACGCGATCCCCTCGAAATCGAATCCAACAGCCATCGGCTTGGACAACCTGGCGACGATCAGCGGCAGATAGGTTGGTTCGCGTTCGATGAGGATGGCCCGTTTGTGTTCGTGGATGGCCGCCTCACCCGTAGTTCCGCTGCCGGCGAACGGGTCCAAAACCACGCCGTTAGGTGGCGTTACAAGCCGCACAAGCCACCGCATCAGCTCCAGCGGCTTGACGGTGGGATGGGCTACGCCGTCGGCTGTGGGGCGCTCAGTGCCGGGCGCTTTAGCGGTGTAACGGAACGTCGGGAAGAAACGGGACGCACCACATTGGTCATCATCCCCGAAGGTTCCCGTTCCACCCCTTCCGCTGCTATTTCCGTAGATGACGCCCGCATTCGAACGGGAGTGTCGGCCAGATGGTTTACCGGCCCTGGTCGATTCGCTTTGTTTGTCGAGTTCGTCTGCCATGTCGCCGTCCAAAACCACATTCGCAGGCCAACGACCAGCCACGGTGTGGCTGACTTCCTTTGGTTGCCAGTCGTCGTCGTGCATAACGTCGAGGCTGGACATTCCACGATTGGTGCGCTCGCCGGTTCCTACCCGGCATCCGTCCACGTTCAAAGCCCCCGTGCCCCACGCCTGCACGTTCGCGGCGACAGTGCCGGACAGGGGTTTACGGGCCACCACCACGGGCTCGAATGCGGGCCTAGCGGCGTTTGATGCGGCTCTTGTGGTAGCAGTCGGGTCCGCAGTACTTGCCGCCTCCTGCGCGGTGGAAAGTTCGTCGGCAATGCTGGCAAGTGCGTTGTGTACCGCGCTTGCGGTTGCGTAGGAAACACTCTCGGGAACAGAAGCACTCAGGGTGTGCGTCCACTTCGACCAGTCGCCGTTCGAATCGCTTGCTACATTCGGTGCAGGTGACGACGGTCCACCGTGAAGGCACTCGCAGGCTGGCATGGTGGTTGGCGATGTGATCGGCGCGAGTAGTGAGTTCAAGATTCTCAAGCCGGTTGTCGTGCTTGATTTCGTTGATGTGGTGGACGTGTTCATCGGGTCCGAGAGCACGGCCAAGATGGCGCTCCATAATGAGGCGATGCTCAAGCACGTTGATTCCGTTTCCGGTGAGCTGAACGTATCCGTCGCGGCGTATCCGTCGGGTGATATGCCCATTGCGGCACTTACGCGAGCAGAAACGCACTGTGCCAACACGTCTGACGTAGCTTGGCTTGACACCGAAAGCGTTTCCGCACGCTTCGCAGGTGAAAGTGACAGCCACAGTAACCCCGCAATTGCGTGGTGGACGTTCGCCACCAGTCGCCAATCCAATGGTACCGCATTAAAAGGTTTACGAGCGCATACTACTGGCTCAAAGGCTGGCTTCAACGCGGTGCCCCAGCCCTGCCACTGCTTCGCGGCATCAGTAGCGGGCTCATACTTTCGCTGTGCCTTGTCGATCGCCACGGGGTCATCCATCCAAGGGCGGTCCCAGCCCTCATGCTTAGTGCCGCGCCGCGCCACGCCACGGCTCAACATCTCGGCGTGCGCGGCTGATCGCGGTTCGCCGTACGCACCTTCGGCCCCCGCCGCCTTGTCGATAGCCTTCGACACGTCCAACGATTTCGGAAACCCGCTGCCGTATAGCCATGCGATGCTGTCGCGGATCTCGAATCCGGCGTCTTCGATGGCGCAGGCGAGCCGATGCCAGGTTCGGGTTCCTCCGAATGCGAGCATGTGGCCGCCCGGTTTGAGCACGCGCAGGCATTCGGTGGCCCACTGCTCACACCAGGACTGGAACGGCTTGCCCGCGGTGAAGTTCGGGCGCGCTCCCCATGTATCCATGCCGCCGTGGCCGTCGATGCGGCCCTTTTGCCCTTGCTCGCTTTGTGTCCAGCGCCCGTTTTCTTTCCAGGGCGCGTCCCAGTCTTTGCCCATGAACTCAAGCCCATACGGGGGGTCTGTGACGACGGCGTCGATGCTGTTGTCTGCCAACGTCTTCAGCACGTCGAGGCAGTCGCCCGCGTGAAGCGTCACGTTGTCATCCGCGTAGTACGGCGCGCTCACGCAGCCTCCTCGAGGATGTTCCCCAAGTCATCGAGGTAGACGTAGCCTTTGTCCCTGTACTTCACGGCTGCTTTCCGTGGGGACTGGATTTGAAGAACCAGGACACCGACGAGGAGTGCGTCGGTTCTGTGGCTCTCTGCCCAGCGGTGGCAGGCGTTGCACAGCCACAACCCGTTCGAGGCGGTGTTGGTGTCGTCGCGTGTTGTTCCGCCCATAGCGCGCGGCCGGCGGTGGTGTGCCTCGGTGCCGCGTTGTAGGCCGCAGTACTCACACAGACCACCGGAGCGTTCCTGGATGATGGCCCGAACCGCAGGAGAAAACCCGGTCACGACTCCTCCGCTGCGTTGGCTGCGGCCAGAAGCGCAGCAGCGAGTTCACGAACGTCGGTATCGCGGGCTACTAACACGCCTTGGGGGGTTGGTTCGGGTAGTTCGATGATGGCTATACGGCGCAACGACAGCAGCACGTCAGCCAAGTGCATTTCATGGCGGCGCCGACGTTCTGCTGGCCCTCCCGGGCCGCTCAATTCACATTCTCCACAGGGACAATCAGAGCTTGGCCAGAACAAGTGTTCCGCTAGTGCGTCTGCGATGCGTGTACGGATGTCGCTCACCAGTCCCCCTTGCGTGACTGGACTTCTTCACGAGAAGCGATGCCCTTACGGGTATCCGCAGCCCCCACAGCGAGAATCGCCCTGCCCCACGCGGAGGTTTCGGCGTTCATCATTTCGGAGTCTTTGGTGTACGGCGTCAACCCTGGAAACGGTTCGGAGGCGGTCCCAATGCCAGGGAGGGTGTCGTCCGGTGTGCGGTACGCCTTCGCCGTGTAGACGACAATCGTCTTCTCACCCGCCAGGACAGGCATCTCAGTCTCTTTGTCCTTCAAATACATCGGGATCTGCCGGAACTCATAGGAGCCCTGCAACGATCCGTCCGGATACTTGGCGAAGAACTCCGTCATCCGCTCTGGGACAGTGTTGTAGTCACCAAGATTGAAGCCGGCCATTACAGTGCCCCCGCTTCCCTGTCTTGCGTGTACCGGTCTGTGGGCTCAGGTGCGGGAGGGTTTAGTTCTTTGATGCCGTCGAGCTGGATGCGCCCGTCAGAAAGCATCTGGGACACCGCGAACGGGGCATCAGGCTGCCGACGCACACTCACATATGGATCTCCCTGACGCAGTTCAACGCCGGGGACTTCCTCACCGCACTGATCCACAACGGCACCGAGTTCCCTTGCGCGCTGCTCAAGTTGACGCAGATACGCCGGGTTAGGAGACGAGATGATCTCGCTGGGATGCATCCCGTACAGCCACTCAAGTAGCTTCGCCTCATCGGTGACCACAAGTTTCGAGCGGCCACGCGTCATCGACGCCTTGGCGATCCCCAAACCGTTCCACGATGCCGCTATCGCATCGCCTGGTTCCAGTGCTAAAAGCTCCTGTTTCGCAGCGTCTTTCAACTCCTTAGCCCGGAGTTCGATCACTTGCCAAACCCCGGCGCGGAAGGCTGCGTCCCTCATGGCGTCATTCATCGTGGCCCTCGAAGTCCTCATCGTGTTCCCACGCCCGTTCCTCATCGCCCCAATCGAAATCACCAGGGCTGGGACGGTCCCAGTAGAAGGTGTCCAACTCGCCGGCATCCTCCGCTGCTTGCAGAGCGCAGCGCGCTTCCTCCCGTTCGTGGACATGTATGAGGTTCTCGGGACGCTCGAATCGCCAGTCACTCATCGGCGTCGCCCTCATCGAACTCTTTGCATTTACACCAGGAGGCCCAACACCAGGAATAGTCGTCCTCATGCAGTAATTTCAGGTGCCCGCACCTGCACATGGGTTCGTGACCGGTGGTGAGAACCGCTAGGCTTCGGCGGTAGCCGCCATATTCGGAGCGGGGGGCGGTAGCGACTTCCAGTCGAACCGCGGCCAGCCGCAAAGCTGTTCCAGCGCACGGCGTTCGGTTCGGTTGGCTCCGGTGACGGTCCAGTATTTGACCTTCGCCACTCTGCGCACCCGATACGCGATTCCGTTGCGGAATGCGTCGCGGGTGTGCTTGGTGGTGTCTACCGGAATGTAGTCGTAGCGGGGGGTTTTGCGTTCCATGTCCGTCCAGCCCGCATACCGGAAATTGAGCGCCCGATAGATGTAGCCGTAATGGCCGAACTTCGGATCGGCATACGAGACCACTATCCGCGGCGGCAGCATCTTCAACGCCCGCGAGACAAACCATGACTCGGTATTGCGCGGGAGAGCATCGTCCACCCAAAGCCGGTTCAGTTCGATCACCTTCGACGGATCGGACGGGCACGCAGATATCTGCAAATGCCGCGAGGGCGGCGTCCCGAACGTGACTACACCCATTAACTTCGGGCCGTGATATAAGCCGAAAGCGAAACTGATCGACGTCTTCCGATGTAGGTAGTGGTGCCGCACTACTGCCATGTTCGCGGTGCTGCTCGGTATCTGCCGCAGCCACAGACCGGCGATCACATCCGAGATGGTATCGGGGTGGAACGACAATTCCGGTATGTCCAGCGGTAGCGGCAACGTCACGATCCCGCGTCCTTTCCATTGCGTCGTTCATCGGAGGTCGCCCTTCAGCTTCCGCGTCCTACGAAGGGCCTCATTCAGGGAGGAGCGGATGCTGTCTAGCGCGATGCGGTCATCCGCCGGGACACCCTCCTCCCGCATATCGTGCAAAAGGCAGCGGGCATCATCCACAAGGGCCGCAACGGTATTGAGTCGAGTGTCGTTCATGCTGTTTTCCCCAGGTAGTCGTTGATCCAGTCGTCAGCTTCGGAGCAGCGCAAATCGAACACGCCGTCTAAATCAGGCTCCTGCAACATGATTAGCCTTGAATAGAAAGCGGTGAAGTTGTTGTTGAGTTTGTAATCAGGGTCGGAGGTTTCGATGGCGATCTTCCATCTAGCGACTTCATACAGGCTTTTGATGCCGATCTTGGAGCGCCCGGTTTCGTTGACCCACTCCCGCGCCAACCTCACCAAAGTCCGGTACACCATGGGATTCTCCCGGTGGAAAGCCTCGAACTTCTCCCCCAGCGTTACGTCCAGTTCCAGCGAGAGTTGGTTCATGCCACACGCCGCCTTCTTCGGCGTCGGCTAGCAGCCTGCGCCTCGGGTGAATACCGTTCGCGGCGCGCGCGGTTCATCGCTTTTTTGCAGGCGGCGCAAGGCTTCTCACCCCTACGAAGATGGCCCGCGTAGTTAGCTTCGCTGCCACATTTCGCCCAGTCCAGCGGAACCTCCAAAAACCTGCCGTGCTTAGCACCCCATGGCCCGCTCATTCGCTGTCTCCTACGAAGCCGGCGCAGTTCACGTCATACAACGGTGTGGGGGTGGTGTTCTCGACGTGCTCAGCCTCGCGGCGGAGGTCTTCGGCGGTCCAGGACGCGAAGATGGGTTCCCGGTAGCCATACAAAGCAGATGCTTCCTCGAGGGTGTTCGCGGCATCGCGCATGCGTCTTCCGAGGTCGCTCACCACGGCCCCCCTTTGCTGAAACCCTTGAACACCGACGGGTCTTCGTCTTCCAAAGCCTTGAACAGGTTTTGCAGCACTTGTCCGAATTCCTCACCGGACTGGGCTGCGTCTAGTTGCTCGGCAACGGTTTTGGGTTCGTCGCTCATACCGCTGCCACCGCCTTGGGTGTGTCTGCGAACTCCTGCAGCAGCGGCCAAAACCGGGGGCACGACGACTGCACAGCAATGACCACGATTTGCGCGGCCTGCGTGGTCGTGAACCCGTCCTCCCGAATACCCGCCATGACCCCCAACACCCCTACCTGCGTGGGATACACATCTAGCGTGGAGCACACTGCGCTGGAGGATTTCGCCGCATACGTCGCTGTTGTCCAGTCGATAGGATCAGCGTGGGCTTTGAACAGTGCCCCCGACCCGATGACCAAACCGGCCAAGGCTCCCCAGACAACGGTCTGCCAAAACAGTTTCATGCGTTGTCTCCGTCGAATGCGGCGATATGCAGCAGATCCATGGGGTTGGCGTAGGCGAACAAGGCTTCCGCTAGGCCGTGGAGGTAGGCGAGGTCGGCGTCGAACTCCGCCTGCCCATCCGTGATCGGTTGGTGTGTTACGGTTTTTTCTGACATTGAACCGCCCTTCTTTGTCGTTGCCCTCGGTCGCTGATCCGGCCGAGGGCTTTTACTTGTATGGATCTGCTTTATCCGAAAGATCTATCCATCGCTGCTTCGATATCTCCGTTGTCTGGGAGATCGCTATCTGGTAAGCGGCGTAAGAAAGTGCGGATAGCTCATCCCGCGTTAGGGTTGGGTGCCCGGCCCCTGGCGCCGGGGGAATGGCGCTATCAGGGGCCGGGCGTTCGTCCGCCACGCCAGGCTGCTCCACCGGGGCGAACGAAGACAGAAGAATGTTGCGGATATCCTCAAGCAGGCAACCCATGTAGGCGAGCTGATCGTCAAGGCTTGGCTCAGGCTCCCAATTCGAGATGATCTCGTCCTCTTGGGCTTTCGCTTCCAAATCCCACATCGACGGCTCCTGTTCCAGCGGCCAACACACCTTTAGGACGTAGTCAGCCACCCAGGCAACAGACACCCAAAAAGACTTCATATCCGCTGCCCCGTCCGTTCTAGGTGGCCGAGGAGCTTGCCGCGCTGGTCGGCGGGGAGTGAACCCAAAAAGCATGTGGGGCAAAGCCCGACGTGCGGGAACGTGCGCGCAAGATACGCGTAACCGCATCTGTCGCAGCAGCATCCGTAGCGGGCAGTCATTGGGCGCTCTTGTACAGCCAGGCGATACCGAGAACGCACAGGTCGAAGACGATGACCGCGGCCACCGCGATTAGCGTGTCCCCCATCACGAAGCCGGCTCGTAGGGGCGTGACTTCAACCACTGGTCAAGGTCTTCGCGGTCGATGCGGATATCGCGGCTGCCAGTCCCGTAAAAATATGCTGGGAGGTGGCCTGCTTTGATGGCGTCTTTGATGGTGCGGGAATGCTTCGCGCGGATGTATGCCGCCGCCTCGTTCGGTGTCAGCCAGTCAGTCACTTGGTCACCTCGTCGTCGGAGATGACGTCGAACAACTCCCCAAACCACTCTTTGCCGAAGACGTGGCACAGGCCGGCGATGGTGCGGATGCCGGGGTTGGTGTCGTCGTTCAGCAAGCGGTGGAGCTGGGTGGCGTGGATCTCAGCTTTGCGTGAGAGCTGGCTGTCGCTCATAGGTGGGGCTAGTCCGCGAAGTTTGGCTAGACCTTCTTTGCGAAGTCTGATGATTGCCAACGTGATTCACCCCTGGGATTCGGCTGGTTGTAGAGGTGAGCATACTCACCGCAGCCGTGCATATGCAAGCACAAATATGGGGCGTGTTGGGTGAATCGAACGGAAACTAAACCGTTCCTGAATGGATGCAGCTACATGGGTCTTCTATGTATGCGATGTGACCTGCGATACCGCCGGTATGTAAGTAAAATTGGGGCTAGATTATGTCGCACACATGCATTAGGGTCGCGTGCATGCAACGGTTGGAGACGTGGCCGCAGTACGTGCGCCGCCACTCCCGCAACGCGCACCAGGAAGACATCGCCTACGCAGTAGGGGTCGACCAGTCCACCGTCGGCCGCTGGCTTGACATCGACCGCTGGAACGCAGGCAAACGGCCCATGCCCGACCAGGTCGTGAAATTCGCGAAAGCCTACGGGCGCAAACCCGTTGAGGCGTTCATCGCCGCCGGCTTCCTCTCCCCCGAAGACATCAGCGGGCCGATACAGGTCACCGTGTCCATGGATGAGGTGACCGATGACATTCTGGTTGACGAGTTAGGCCGTCGACTCGGCGAACTCCGAGGCCGTCTCCGAGGGGACGATGGTCAGGGTTGGTCGACTGCTGGCTGGTCCACCGAGGATCCGGGTGTGGGCCGCGTGAAGGACGGCGACTAACGCCGCCAACTCCAGGGTGGTGAGGTCATCGGCTCTCAGGTGAGAGATCATCTGCCCCGCCTCCCACTTCAAGTGGGGGCGCATCTGGCTGGTCTCACCGCACTCCAGCGCGGCTTTGACCCGTGTGATAATTTCGTTTAGTTCAGATTCCACGACTATCCCCCTGTGCCCCAATGGTTTTCCCGTATTTCCCCGCGCCGACTTGTTGACGCCCCGCCGTTAACTTACTTGAAGGTAAGAGTCCAACGTCCCGGAATTTTGATAACAGGTCGATAACGGCAGCAACCTCACAGGAACGCCTCTAGTTACCACGCTTGTACCCACCGGTGAGCAGCTAAAACAGATGGTTCAATAGGTTAAATAGTCAGCCCGTGTGCGTTATATGCTCAGCCCAGGAGCTGGTCTAATGCGGTCATGGCTTGCCGGGTTTGGGCTTGGTCCCGGTACACGTAACTCCTGTGCGCGGTGATGGAGACTTGTCCGAGGATGGCCATGCGGATGTCTTCGGGGACGCCGGCCTCGGCTAGGAGGGTGGCGCAGGTGTTGCGGGCGACGTGCAGCGGGGCTGGGGGTAGCTTCGCGGCCTGGAGGGCGTCCTGCCACGCCTCGTAATCATCCCGCGGTGACAGTGGTCGGCCGTCGTCGTGATGCCACACCAAATCGTGCGGGTTCGTCTCCCCGCGGGGATGGGTTTGCAGCATCGCCCACAACGGAGCGGGGATGGGGACGATGCGGGTTCCGGCCCGCGTCTTCGGCGGGGTCAACGCGAGGGAGCGGTGGAGGATTTGGTGGTCAAATCCCCGCGGTAGATCCCACTTCCGCTGTGGGCAATACCCGACGCGCACCTTGCCGCATGGCCATGTTCCGTCACTGTGACGATCCCCGCAGCCGTGTGCCTGCTCCAACTGCTGCAACTGCCAGGAGAAGTCAGCCACCCCGTTGTCCAGGTCCAGGCGGGACCATTGCAGGCCAAGGATTTCGCCTTGTCTGGCGCCGAGGAGGAGGGCGGCTGCCCAGCGGGTTGCCCACGGATCATCGTTATCTATAGCCGAGCGCAAGAGTTGCTTGGCCTGCGCCGCGGATAACGGCTCCCGCGCCTGGGTTGAGTGTTTCGGTTTCGAGGCCACCTCCGCCACATTCCGGGTCAACATCCCCTCTTTGATCGCGTCCTCCAAAGCACTGCGGAGGATCACGTGGGCGAGCTGCGCCGTCCTGGAGTGTGGGATGGAGGTTTGCATGTCGCGGACGTGCTGCGCCGTCAACCGGTCCAGGCGTTTGTTTCCGACGTGGGGGTTGATGTGCAGCTTGATCGTCCGCGCATAATCCGCCTTCGTGCCTGGGCGGAGTTTGGGGCCGCGGATATCCTCGATCCAGCGTTCCAGCCACTTCTCCACCGTCGCCCGAGATGTGACCGCAACCCGGCCGGCAGCAACATCCGCCTTCAGTTGCTTCAGCTTCGCGATCGCTTCGTTGCGGTTCTTCGAGGAAACCTCCCGTTGGCGGCGTTTGCCGTCCTCCCCCGCAATCTCCACCCGACCAATCCACAAGCCATCCCGTTTGCGTTTAAACAGAGTTCCGTCACCAGGACTACGACGCTTAGACGCCATCGGTCCTCACGCCCTGCAAACGCGCGATGATCGCGTCGGCTAGTTCACCAGGATTAACGCAGCCTTCGAACAGTTGATCGCCATCAAAGCGCACGCCGAGGTCGTCGCGGATGCCCGCAATTATCAGTTCCTTCGCGGTGTCCGCTGAAACCACCACAACGGGCCGTATCTCAACGATGTCATTCGGATCATCGTCCGACGGAACGCGCCATACCTCGCTCCTATTTTGCGCGTGTTG